TCGGAATATAAAATGGCAACAAGAAAGGCACTTGTTTTAGTTTCAGGTCTATTTCAGGAGTTAAATTCTTCTTCTGACAAATTAGATTTTGCTGGAAATACAACTGCAGATTTAACAGAACAGACTAATCTTTATTACACTGATGCAAGATCTAGAGCAGCTGTATCTGTAACTGATTCTGGAGGAGATGGAAGTCTTGCATATAATAGTTCAACAGGAGTAATTACATATACAGGTCCATCAGCCTCTGAAGCTAGAGCACATTTTAGTGTTGCATCTGGATCAGGACTATCTTATAACTCAAGTTCGGGAGAGTTTGGAACATCTGCAATACCAAATAGTCAACTTGCTAATGATGATATAACAATAGGAAGTACTGCAGTTGCACTTGGAGCTACACAAGGAACTTTTACAGGTTTAACTTCTTTAGCCTCTACAACTTTAATATCTGGTGTAGCTGATGCAGCAAACTCTATAAAGTTAGCTAGTGGAAATATAACCTTTGAAGGATCCACAGCAGATGCAAATGAAACAATACTCACAGCAGCTGATGCAACAGGGGGAGATAAAACTTTAACTTTACCAAACGAAACTGGAACAATATTATCTACAGGATCTTCAATTGCTAACAGTAACTTAGCTAACTCTGCTGTAACTATTGGATCGACTCAAGTTAGTCTTGGAAGTACAGTAACCACATTTGCTGGTTTATCTTCTCTAACCTCTACAACATTGGTTGGAACTACACTTATTTCAGGATCAGCTGATGCTGCAAATTCGATAAAAATTGCAAATGGAAATATAGTTTTTGAAGGATCTAGTGCAAATGATTTTGAAACAAGTCTTACAGTTACAAATCCAACAGCTGATAGGACAATTACATTTCCAGATGCAACTGGCACTGTAGCTTTATTAGGATCTTTAAGTGTAGCTGCAGGATCTGGATTAACATATAACAGTAGTACTGGTCAATTTGGGACTAGCTCCATACCAAATGCTCAACTAGCTAATAGCACAATTACTATTGGTGGAACAGCAGTTGCACTTGGAAACACTATTACAACTTTTACTGGGATGAGTTCAATCACATCCAGTGCTATTATCACTAATGATAACCAATTTAGAGTAAGAGATAATTCAGATAATACCAAACAATTAGCATTTGAATGTTCTGGAATTTCAGGTAGTACAACTAGAACCATGACTGTCCCTGATAGTGATGGGACAATCAGTACAGAAAGTTTTGCTACCGCAATAGCAGTGGCGTTAGGATAGTATTATGGCAACCCAAGTTCAATTTAGAAGAGGAACAACAGCTGAGCACTCAGGATTTAAAGGTGCGGATGGTGAAGTAACTGTAGATACTTCTTTAAAAACTGTTGTTATACATGATGCGATAACAAATGGTGGTTTTCCTGTTTTAAGACAGGATGGATCTAATTCACAGTTTGAAAGAGGATCAACAACAAACTGTGCATTAAAATTTGCAGGAGATTCAAATACAGGTTTAATATCGCCAGCTGCTGATGAAATAGCACTAGTAACTGGTGGGTCTACTCATCTTACAATAGATGCTAATGGAGCTGCTACTTTTACAGGTAATGTTCAAGTTAATGGAACTTTATCAGTAACAG